TTATTTTTGACACTCTATTTCCGGCTTGGGATAAGGCAAAATCGGCAAGCGCAAGCGGCGTTGCCAATCCGTTTTTAAGAACCTCACATAGCGAAATTGCCGCAGGCTATGCTTGGTCGCTCTGTGGAGGTTATTGCGAAGGTGCTCGCCTCGCTGTCCGGCCTTGAGGAGGGCTGTCAGCAGCATTTTGTGGTATGTTTGGCCGTCAAGTTCATAAAACTCAGTCGTGTGGCATCCTACATATAAAAAGCTGCAAGCCTGATAGACAACGCCTAGCCCCTTGCAGCGTTCGTCTGCGAACGATTGCACCCAAGCCACGCTTGGGCAGGCTCGTTTAATGTACTTGAGGGCATAGCTTATGGCGCGGCTCTCGCTGTTGCGTGGTGCATCATCAGACAACCACATGCGGTTAAGCTCCATATACTGCCCCTGCACGGTCCCCTCCACTACCTTGCCAGCCCGTGCGGGGCAAAGGGCATAGCCCCATTGCAGCACGCCCTCCAACGCTCCCTCGCGGTAAACGCCCAAATGAAGGTAGCTGTTGTTGACCACCGTGTGGCTGTAGTGATGGGCAATGATGATAGCCCGTGCATCTCGCCATGGTATCTGTGCCACATAGTTCGCCTCGCAGCCAAAGCCCTGGGGGCCAGTGGCCCCCATTATGTAGCCCGGCTCGTTGCTGTCTGGTGGCAGGTAGGCGCTCAAGAGCGGTGGGTGGTAGGGTCTGCGTTGGGTTGCCATAAAGTCTCCGATGGGGAGGCTCTATGGCCTGCTGAGTTGGGGCGCGTGGCCCGCACGGTGAGGTAGCGCCCGCAACGCGGGCATTTAAATTCCATACAAAGAGCTTGACCACGGGCAAGCAGCCGCCCGCAGTTGGGACAACGAATGTCCACGTCACAATTAGTCTTTTCCATTTCTTTAAAGGTGTTGCGCCCCGCGCAATATCCGTCTACCGTTGCCCGGTCTCGCCTGAGACACAGACCGGCGGATACTCCTCACGGCGTTGGCGCGTCGTGTGGGGCCGTGGTGCGGCACTCCCGGCGTCGCATCGGTGGGGGCGTTCCCGCGCCCCCGCCATATCTCAACAACCCTATGCGATTGTCAAAAAACGCTACACCGCGTAGCTGACGGCGATGGTCTGCACATCGGCGGCGGTGGTTGCGGCGTCCACAGCGGCCAACAGCGCGGCGCGGCGGGTGGTGTGGATAGCCAGCAGGGCTGCGTAGCCGTCAGGGTCTTCCGCCCGCCAGTCGTATAAGGCAACGGCGACGGCATAGGCGCTCGGCGGGGCGCTGGCGCTGGGCATGGTCAGACTGGCGGCCATGGCGGCGTCAAATCCCGCGTTGATTGAGGTGCGTTTAGCTGCCTGCGCTTCGGCCAACGTGGGCGGTGCGGGGTCTGCGCTCCAGCCATCGGGCAGTGGTCCATACTCCTTGATGGTATAGGGCGCACCGTTGCGATAGCCGCTTTTGCCTTTGTGGTTTTCCACCTGCTCCCAGCCGTCGCCGGTCCAATGCGGGATTTTGCCGTCCACGACGGTGGGAGCCGTGCGCGTGGCATTGTTGGGCAAGAGACCGTAGTCCTCAAGCTCCCCGGCATAGTAGCCGTCGGCGGTGTATTGGTAGGCGTTGGCCATTGGTTACTCCTTAAAATTATCGTCAGCTCCCGGCGTGGGAGAAACGCATATTGATATGATCCGCAACATTACAGGCAATAGCGGTCAGTATGGTGATGGTAGCGTCGCGCCGCCCCAATCGTCCGCATTGTACGCCATCACGGGCGGCTCGGGGTACCAGGGCGTCAGCGCTGGTTGGCGGTCGTACACCTACCTCGACATCTCCCGCGTTGTACCCACGGGCAACGCTAACAAGCCCCGCGCCTGGGGCGCATTGGCCTGCTGCTATTTGGGGCAGCCACCCGCATAATGCTATACTATACCGTAGGCGTGCCGAGGTAACAGCAAGCAAGAGCTCCCCAGGCGCGGGGTTTGTTGGCGTTGCCAGTAGGGACCACGCGGTCAACAGACATCTCCGTGCGCGGGTTGTCGTTGTCATACGATCCAGGAGATCCAATGCCCATGTATTTAAGGGTGCTATTGTAAAACGCTCCACCTGCTGCGCCGTTGTTCCACACTGGTGGCTGGTAGCCTGTAATGTTGCGGATCATATCAATATGCGTTTCTCCCACGCCGAGAGAGTCATACCCCGATGCTTCGGCGTACATACCGCGCAGGTCGGGCATGCGGAGCGTTCCGGCGTTTAAATCCTGCACGTACCACGGCGCGCCGCCGATGCCGTTCCAGCCCACGGTTGTTCCGTCCGCGTTGGTGTGCCATATGGCCGTGGACAAGGCCTGCCATTGGGCTTCGGTTTTGAGGAGCAGTTGCCCCTCCGCCGTTTGCAGGTAGGCCCAAATATCCGGGAACTGCGTCGCTGCGTCGGTAATGATGCCGCCTTGGCACGGCTGGAAGCCGGGGCGCAAGGTGGGGTGGCGGAAATAGTAAACCTCGCCAAGCTCATACTGTGAGGCCTTGGCGGCGGATATCTTGCCGTTGGCGTCTATGGTAATGGTGGTGCCGTCGGGCATCACAAGGCCGGGGGTGCCCACCTTGGCAAGCGGCGTGCTGTCGGCGATAAGGTCAAGAATCGCGGCCAAGACCTGCACGTTGCTGGCTTTGTTGGGAGTTATTCCGGCAGCCGTAAGGATTGCTACCAGCTCCTCTTGCACACCATTAAGCCACGCCGCCGTTACTGTGGTTGCCGGAACTGGGACGGTAGGATTGCCCTCGGTAAACCTGTTGTCCGGCGTGGCCGTGCTGCTGTCTATCCTGTGCATACTTGTCCTCGCTAAGTATATGCCACCAGCGCCACGGCATGGGCTGGTTTGCGCTGGTTGATAATGCACTCCAAGATACTGTCGCCCCATGTGCGCAGGGCCTCGCCCGCAACGGACTGCCCGGCACGAAACACGCGGGGGGCGTCTGCGGGCGCATTGACGCGGAACGCATAGCTCCAATCGTCATTGGTCAGCGGGTCGCCCGCACACGAAAGCCCGGCCTTGAAGGGCGTGAACTCGTCTATGGTGATGTCGTACCCGGCCAGCGCCGCGTAGCGTTTGAGCCATGCGTGGCTGATGCCGCCACGCTCAAGGAAGGCAACGGCAAGCTGGGCAATGCGCTCCTGAAGGAGTTGGTCGCCCTTGGAACACGCGCCCGGCAGGCCATACACCCGCTCCCAATCCTCTAAATATTGTTGCCACACCCACGGGCGGAGCGCGCCAAGTACGGCGGCGCTTGCGGCCTGCACGCGGTCAAGCTCCGCGCCCTCGACGGTAAGGGCGCGGTCTACGCCCTCGGCGTTGGGGTCATAGCTCACGGGCGGCAACAGCGCCGCCAGCAAATCCTTATGCCCGGCCATTAGAGAGCCTCCAGCGTTAAGTCGCCAAGGCGGCACCATTCCAGCGCGCTAGGGGCCACGTTGGCCTCCGGCTGGCGGATTATCACATCCGTCACGCCATCAAGAGACGACACGGCGGCCACAAGGCGCGACAATACCAACCCCTCGCCGGGGGCCAACCGTGCAAACTCGGCCTGCAAAACTGTTGTGACGGCGGGCTTAAGAGTTACCAAGGTGGAGCCGTTGCCCACGCGCAGGGCCAGCGTTACGTCAACCATACGGGGCACGGGAGCGTAGACCTTGGCGGCCTTGGCCGTGCAGGGGCGCTCGGCGTCAATCACAGCCTGACACGCGGCCACAACGTCCTCGCCGGGTATGCCGTCCTCGCCAACAATCACGATGTCCACGGTGCCCGGCCCCTGACGCAGGGGGTACACGGTGGCATCCGCCACGCCGGGCACGGAGCGCGCCCAGCGCCGGTAATCCGCCGCCGTGCCGCCTGCGGGCGGGTTGCGCATATAATCCAGCAGCGTCGTCAGCATGCTGGCGTTGCTCTCGGCATCCGTGCCGCCCGCAAGGGTCAGCGCAGCCTTGGCCTGCACACCCGACGGGGCGGAAACAAGCGTAACCGTTACACCCTCCACATCCGGCAACGCCCCGGCCTGCACTGCCTCACACGGGGCGGCAGCGGCCACAGTCTCGCCCTCGCCCGCAAGGGTAACGGCTGCGGTTGTCTGGTACAGGGTGCCGTCCGCATCCTTGGCCTGCGTGTAGGCCGGGACAACGGAGCCGGGGCGGCCTGTAACCGTAATTGTGCCCGTGGCCTTGGTGGCCGCGCGGCGGGTGATGCCGCGCAGGGCGCAGTGTTGCTCCAAATATTCCGGGTCCGCCGTGTCGGGGATGATCTGGCGCACAATCCACCCCTGATAGTCATACAGGCCCTCGGCGGCGCTGGCCGTGGCCGTGGCGCGGATGTAGTTATCACTGTCGCCATCCGTGGGCGCGGTGGCGTCAAGGTTGCGAGTGTCGCGCAGGATGCGGGCGCGGATGTCGTCAAAGCTGGGGATGGTGTATGGCATGTCAGCCCCCCACAACCACAAAATGCTCGAAAGTGTAGGGCGTGCCCGTGGCGTCCACGACCTCAACCAGCATAAGGCAGCGCCCGTCGTGGGGCTGCTGCGTGGTGATGGTGACGGATTGCGCGCGCCCGTCCGTGATTAGCGGCTCAAGCGCCTGCTCGGCATACTGGCGGGCAAGCATGTGGATACGTGGCACGTCCTTCTCGCGTTGCAGCTCATGCAGGCGGCTGCCCAACGTGGTATCGTCCCACCATGTACCAAGGGGCGTGCAAAGGCGTAGATACACCGCATTGCCTAAGTGGCTGATGCGGCTGCCTGTGTAATCGCCTGTGGTGGGGTTAAGTTGCGCGTCCATTTTATCTCCGGCTCGGCCCCTACGTCCTGTAGGGGCACTCGCCCTCGTTTGCAGCCGACGCGGCGGCTGCTTCACTCGCGCTGCGCGGCTGTCCGCCATCCTGGCGGGGTTCAGTGCCCCCACGTCCTGTATACAGGACGTGGGGGCGCAAAAAAGGCTGGAGCAGTACAGCGCTTTTGCTATTGAGGTTGCCCCGTGTTGCCGCCGCCCGGTTGCACGCCTGTGTGGGTGTGTTCGGTAAGGCTGATGCCGCCCGCCGTGTGGTCGCCCGTGGAGGTCATGTCGCCGTCCTGCGTGATGTCGCCCTTAACCTTGACATTGGCGGTCATTTCCACGGTGTCACCCTTTTCGCCGGTCGCGGTCATGTTGCCTGTGACTGTGGTTTGCGGGGTATCAAGCACAACACCAGCGCCAGCCTTGATAATGGCCTGATTTTTAACATCCAGCATAAATTCATCGCATTTGGCCTCTATCACCCGCCCTTGCTTGATATGGATGTATGCCCCCTCCTGACTGTACATGCGGGCCTCGCCGGGGCCGACCTTGAGGCGATACGCGCCGTGCTCCGTGGCAATAACCACGCTGGCGCTGCTGCGCCCGGCCAGCGGCAGCACGATAAGCTGACTATCCGCCGGGATACCTGACGAAAAACCAAATTGCTGCAATACTTCCACGGCCTGCACTGTTTCTCCGGCAAGGCCCTTGCCCTGTGCCATCTGGAGCGCCGGGTCGCCGTTAAGCGCGGAGAGGCGCGCTCGGTACGGCAGGCGCAAGGCCCGCATAAACCGGGCGATACGGGCATCAATCATATCGGTAATGCTGGGCATAGTGGCTCCTAGTCAACGTCGCAGTCGCACTCGTCGCCGTCGGACTTTTTCTTTTTTTTGCGGGGCTTTTTGGCGGTATCCGGCAGCCAGACGCCCCACGGCTTGAGGGTCAAGTCCGTTATGGTGCCGTCACTGCGCCCGCCGATGAATGTGCGCTGGGTCAGCAGCAGGGTGACATCGCATTGCAGGGCATCACTGCGCAGCCGGATATGCATGCCGGGCGTCCACGGCTGGCCGCTATCCGTAACGTGGCCGCGCACGCGGGCCGTAATCGTGAGGCTGGCCATGACGCCATCGGTAATTATTTTGCGGGCGCGGGTGCTGGCCATCGCTATGCTGTCCACATGGCCCTCGTCGCGTATCAAGGGGCGATAAAACCACGCGCCCCGGTCCGTGACCGTGTGCTTAAGCTGGGTGTCCGCCTCGTCATCCTCGTCGCCCACGGACTGGCCCAAAACTGTAACCTCGCTATAGCGCTGGTTGCAGCTCTCCTCCAAAGACAACTCCATGGCGTTATTGCCTTTGCCGTCCTTGTTGCAGATCAGCACGGCGTCCACCGGGCGGCTGTAGTCCGGCGCGGCCACGCGCAAGGTGCCGTCCGCGTCAAACCACGGCCACAGGCCGCTTGCCTCGGCGGCCCGCTGCAAAGCCTCCCAGGCGGACATGCCCGGCTCGACAGTAACCTTTTTAAACGCCTTGCCGCCGCTCTGGACGCGTATCTTGCTGACGCCCAAGGGGCGCAACATGCTGGCGCATACCTCGGCAACCGTAACCTCGCGCTGGGTCAGGATGGGGGCCGAGCAGTCAAGCAAGATGCCCGCGCCGTCACGCCCGGAAAGCTCCAGCGTGGACTCTCCTTTGCTGATGCGGCGGCGCAAGGCGTCCACGCGCCCAGTGAGGATTAGCGTATCACCCTCGCGCACCTCCACGGCTGCCCACGGGCGCACATAGCCCGGCAGCTTGCCAGCCGGGATGCCGAGGCCCATTTGCCAAGCATCCGCAGGCGTGAACAGATCGCTGTCTATGCTGTAGCGGGTCCAGTCACGGTGAGTATGCCCGTCTATGGTGATGCTGATGCGGCTATCGCCCTGATTACTTGGCATAGACAAGTAGCTCCTGCCCCTTGGCGATAAAATTGGGGTTGCGCACCTGTGGGTTGATGCGTACCAGCTCCCGCGCGCGGGTGTGGTCGCCGTATAGTTTGAAGGCCAGCATGCGCGGGTTGCACGGGGCCGTAACCGTGTGCGTGATAAGCGGCGGGCGGGCGTTAAGCGCGGCCTCGCCAAGCTGCTGGATGCCCTGCGCCGCGTCCCGCAGGGCCTCGGCGGCATCGTGCCAGCGGGCTTGCGGCAGGCTGGCGCGCGCGTAAGTGAGGCAGTCCTGCACGCGGGCGCGCGTGTTGCCCGTAAGCGCCTCCACCTCGCCGGGCGTCATGGTGGGGTTGACCACCTCGGCTTCCAGTGTGTCCGCCGTGACGCTGGCCAGCGTGTTGGTTTGCGCCAGCATGGCATAGGTGACGGCCTGGGCGCGGGCCGTCTGGCGGCTGGCCGGGGCATCCGTGGCCGTGGCGCTGACGGCGGGCGCGGCCTCGCGCACGGCAATAGATTCCCCACTGGAAGACGATTGCGGGCCACTAATCCACGACGAGCCGTAGGCGCTGCTGCCGACGGCATAGGTGCTTTCCGGCTCGTCAGACGACAGACTGACGCGCGGGAATACGCCGGACAGCGCGGACAACCCGGCAAAGGTGCTTAATCCGCTGACAGTACCGGCGGCGCTGACCTGACACGCAAGCAAATCAGTCACAAACCCCACAGGATAATCAATGTAGGACAGGGCCGAGCGCACCACGGCCCCGGTGCCGTCGTACACGTCCAGTATGGCGCGCAGCTCCGTAAGCACCGCGCCCTGCACATAAGCCGCCGCCTGCTGTAGCGGTGCCAGCGTTTCCGCCAGCGCGGCTTGCGCCTGTGCCATGGCCTTGGTAAGCCCGGACAGCATGGAGGACTTTGCCGTGGCCGCAAGGCCGCGCATGCTTTTCGCGTCGAAAAAGGGGTTGTCGAGTGAGGCTTCCACAAACTCGAAATCCACGGCGGCGTAGTCGCGCTTCTCGGCATCGTGGTCGATGCTCCAGCTTTTTACGCAGACTTGCAGCGTGCCGAACAGCGGATGCACCAGCTCACCCTTGCCGGACTCCTCAAAAGCCTTGATAAGGGCGCTGACCTCGGAAACGTAGTTGCGGCCCCAAAAGATGGCCTTGACCGGCACCGCGCGCGGGCGGCGGCCCAAGTCCTCCACCTCCGCGCCGGGGCGGTAGGGGTACTCATGGACGGCCAGCGCCTTCTCGCCCCGGTCACTGATGCCCGCGACATGGAATTTTACGCCCCTAAAACTGGCGTCCAGCATGGTCGCCCACGGGCTGGCAATGTCGTTGAGGACGGATATGATGGACATGGCGGCCCCCTAATGCCGGTTGCTCTGGCGCAGTTGGCGCGTTTCCACTGCGGCGGCCACCTTGTCGCCGTCCAGCTCGACATTGAGCTGGAAGGTGGCGTTGATGGGCTGCGCAGCCTGCCGCTGGACGTATTGCAAGGCTTCTGCGTATTCGTCAGGCACCGGGCGCTGGCCCTGCGATGGGGGAGATTCATCTCCCCAAATTATTTGGCCGGTTGCTTTGCCCGCCTTGCCGCCTGCGAAATAACCCATAAGGCCGCCAAGAATGGCACCGGCGACATTGCCTATGAGCGGCACCACTGACCCGGCAGCCGCGCCCATGGCAGCGCCAGAGAGTGCGCCGCCAAACTGACCGTAGGTTTCCATGTTGTTAATATTCTTTTCTGCCGTGGTCAGGCTTGCGTCAGTAGCGGTTTTGTAAACCTTATATCCTGCATCAGTTAACGCCAAAAATGGGGCTCCCTTAGCCATCGTTTTTGCGCCAAAAACAAAGCCCCTCGCCGCCCCCTGCACCACATTACCACCGCCCAACAGAGCACCCGCAGTACCAGCCGCCGCGCCCGCAGTCATGGCTGTACCGCCCGCATAGGCAGCCGTTGTAGCCGCTGGGTTTTCGCGAGCTAAGTCCGTTACAGTACCAAGCCCTTTATCAAGCCAGGGTTTGACGGTATCGTGCGTTTTACTGGCAGCGTAATCCTTTTCTGTGGCGAGCTGCTGTTCCTTGAACTCTGTGCCGCTGGCAATAACGCTGTGGTCTGCCTCTACCGTTCCTGCGGCATTACGCAAGCTGGCCAACACCTCATCACGGTATGCTTTTTGTGAGGTAATGCCGACCAAACCCGTAAGAGCCTGTCGGTCTGGAATAAGCTGGGCAAGTTGGCTGCCTTGCATGATGTCCACCATCTGCTCGGCTATCTGACGACGCTCGTCGTCATTTTGTGCCGCTGCCAGCTTCTTTTTGAGCTTTTGATATCCCTTGCTCTTGTGCATGAGGGATTCCACAGCGTCAGCCATGGCTGTGACGGGGTCTATGCCTTTGGCTGCCGCCTGCAACTGGACCCTTGTTAAATTGATACCTTTTTTCTTGAAATTCCTTTTTACATCAGGGGCATTAAGCTTTTGAAGCAAGTTTATATAGTTGTTGCCTGCTTGGTCCGGATCTGCTGATACAGTTTCAATAGCTTCAGAATTCGCAATGTGCATCTGGTATCCGGCATGACTTTTCATGCCCGTACCAAGTGCCGCAAATTGCGGGAGATATTTTGCCATATCTTTAAATTCAAACGAACCCTGCTTGCCGCCTTTCAGGCCTTCATCCATTGCCAAATCTGCCTGGTCAAGGGTGAACATCTTGTTCTTAAGCCCCTTGAGCAACAGTTTCGTAACGTCCTTGGATTGCAGTTTGCCCGCTACCACGGTTTTGAGCGCTGTGGGGAGCAACCTGTCGATACTGTTGCCGTCCAGCCCGCCTGCCGCCAAGCCCTGAATAATCTCCATAGCCTGATCTGCACCGCCGCCGTATTTCCGAGCAGCTTCAAAGGCTTGCGTTCGTAACTGTGAGGCTTTCTTTATGCGCTCACCGGGGGCGAGATCGTCATATATGGTATTAGCGGCATCCAAGGATTTGCTTTCAAAGCTGACAGGCTTATCCAGTGCGGCCTTTGCGACATAGCCCGCAGTGCCTATCGCGGCAGCCCCGCGCATGGCCGCTGTCATGCCACGGCCGATAGCGCCAACCTGACGGGAGGCATCGCGCGCGGTGCGGGCCACCCCCTGCAAGTTGTTACGCCACTGGGCAGTAAGCCGCGCGGCATCCTGCGCCCCGTCCTTAAAACGTTTTGCGCTTATGGCCGCCGCATCTGTGCCCCGGCGGGTTTCCTGCGCCGCCCGCGCCATACCGTGCATGTTCCGCGCCGCGTCTGCCGCATCCCTTGCCATACGCTGCGTGCCCTGGCCCTTGCCGATGGCGTCTACAGCCGTGCCGGTTTTGGCGGCGGATTTGCCTAACGCGTCCAGCGCAGTTCCGGCGGGCTTGGAAAGACTATCCTTGAGCTTCAGCTCGGCTTGTACTTGCATGTCGGACATGGGGCTTTTTCCATTTGCGCCAGTTCTGGCGCATGCTTTTACAGACCGTTGTTCGGCCTTTTTGCGGATAGAAAATAGCTAAAAAGGCTTCCATTTCATCCACGGGCATGGCGCGGATTTCCTCCAGGCGGAAGCCCTTACGCACCAGTGCGGCCTCCGCTACGCGGAGGGGGTGGAGGGGTCCGCCCTGGCGCTGGCGAGCTTTTTTATGAGGTCACCTTCCGCAGCCTCCAAAGCGGCAAAGTCATACGCAGGCAGTTTCGCCAGAAGTTCGGCGTTAATTTTTTCGGGGGGAATGCTGCCAAGACGCGTGAGGCACTGCCCCCACTTGCAGCGGGCAACGCGCGCGGAGCTGGCGTCCGGCCCGGCGTCTTCAAGGGCCGTCTCGACTTCTTCCAAGGTCGGAACGCGCATTGTAAAATCCTTATGAAACACGCCGTCCAGTTCCAAGCCATAGGTCAGCTTGCCGTCAATGGTGATGGGCATTGGTTACTCCTTGACCTTGTCAACGGCGAACAGGGTCAAGTCGCGCTTGGCCTCGCCTTCGCTCTCGTACTGGTCGCTTACATCCTGCACCACGCATCCCGTGTATGCGGTGCGCTGGCCCTTGCCGCTGACAGGATAGATAACCAGCTTGGCATCGACCACGTTAGACCAATCCTTTTCTTTGCCATCCACCGGGATGGGGACGGCAACGGTAAGTTCATACGTCGCCACGCCCGTGCAATATCCGGCGATGTGGCGTTTGCGGTTCATGGTTTTTACGGGCTGGCGGCCCGTGGCCTCTTTGGCGCTGAAACTGGTGCATTCAATTTCTTCGCCGTCCACTTCCAGCACAACAGCTCCCACAAATTCCTGTATAGCCATACTCGGCTCCTTTGTTATTTGTGCGGGACAAAAGCAAAGCCCGCACTGCAACTTTAGTTGCAGCGCGGGCCTAAGAAAGACTGGAGGAGTACAGCGGTTATTTTTTAGCGACCAATGAAAGAGTATACAGCCCCTTATTGAAATGAGCTGTAAGACGCACAGGCGGGTCACTGACGTTGACCGCGACTTCACTCCCCGCAAGAATCCCCTCGTTATTAGTTGTCATCTGCTGTAGGAGGGTTGTTTTAACCGTAGGTACATCGTTCAAATGATATATTAAATTTCCGGCAAAAAGAACTGCACAGGTAATATCTGCATCAAACTTTTTTTCATCACTAATTTGCTGCACAAAAAGCGTTATCTTTGAAACTCCATTATTTTTTGCATTATAATCAATTTTACATATGGCATTATTTGCCAACTCGAAAAGCCCTGTATCATTTGTTTTAGAGACAGTCCAAAGGCCAAAGGATTCAGCAGCAGCCACTTTCAAACGTGCTTCAATATTGGATTGCGCAAGGTTGGATATGGGGCGATCTGGAGCAAATAAAATCCATCCCAGCCCAACCCAAAAAGATAAAAACAATAGCGCAGCAATAAATACGGCCAATACTTTGCCTTTGCGTGTCATTATGCAGCTCCTCATATTTCTTCGGAGAATACAAAAAGCCCCTCGGTGGGGCAAGGGGCTGTAATCTATTGCGCGATAGTTGGCACTGCGCGTTTATGGGGCATGCGCCGCCAAGTCCAAGGCGGTATGGGGCTATCATCTGCCCACAGGCCACGGCGGGCGGCCTTGGCGTCCGCCTGATGCTGCCGCCACTGGTCGCACACGGCCATCTTGCAATAACGGTTATCCACCCATGCAAGCCCGGCGCTTATGAGCGTATCTTGCAGCACTATCATATCATCCAGCAGCACAACACCGGCAACCTCGCGCCTGTATGACTTGCGCGTCTGGGCCGGGATAATCTCCACTTGCCGCCCCTTGAGCAGGTGAGCCGTCAGGTTGCGGGCCTCCGCGCCGTATGGCTGCCCAAGCTCCGGGCAGTCCACGCCGTAGACGCGGATGGACACGGCCTTGCCCTCGGCGGGCTGTACGCGCAGGGTGTCGCCGTCATGGACGGTCAGCACGTCGCCGGGCCACGCCTGGGCACAAACGGGCGCGCACAAAAGTGCAAGGAGCAAAATTAGTTTTCGCATGGTTAGGGTGTAGGCCGGGAGGCGGCAAAAGAAAAGCCCCGCACGGGCGGGGCTGGTAAGGTGTTCATGTCTCATTTTTATGTTGCGGCAAAAAGCTCCACAAGGCATCAACCGTTGACGCCATATCATCAAACAATACCCCCAGCGCTAAAACGATCACCATCCATGTCAGGGGTGTTGTGCTCTCGCCAGCAACGATACGGATGGAATAGACAAGCAGCACAAGCAACCATATGGCAGAATCCCCAAACCGCCGCTTTGCTGCCTCGGAATACGCTTTGAAGTCCGTTCCGAACCTTATGGCTCTGACTGCGCACTCGCTTGCCACCATGCCCGCAAGTACAACGTGCAGACAAAAAAGGATAAGGCCAGACGGGGCAATCAGATACAGCGCCGAGGATGGAATAATGCGCCCATCATGCCAAAGCCCCAGAAACAACAACGACATGACGAGCACATAGACGACTCTACGGCGTTTCAGCTTCATGCTGCCCCCCCCCGGCGGCCATGTCCCGCCGCTGCTGCGCAAGCCACTCGCTAACCTTGTCCCTGCTGCCTGTATCCAGTGCGACAAGCTTCCAGTTACCGTCTTCGTCGGCAATCAGCACAAGACTTTTTTGCATGGCCAGCGCGGCGATGGCTTCCCGGATGCTGTCTCGGCTATCGACCAGCGCCCGCGCCAATATCTGCGCATGTTCAAGGCTTTCCTTGTAGTTTTTGGTGTTAGCGTCAATCTGCTCCTGGTGGCGGAGGTTGCTCTTGTAGATGTCACCAATAATCGACGCCATCCAGAGCGCGAGGAACAGGTAGAGCAGGCCATAGATGCACGTTTTTTCAATATCCATGTCAGCCCCCTACAGCAGCAAGTCCACGCGGGCGGCCAGCACATGCAGGCCGTTGACCACGTCAGCCGGAATTTTGATGTTGAGCCTGTTCGGGTCTTGCAAGTCGCGCTCGGCAATGACGCCCTCGGCGTTGGCTTCCACCTCTTCCAGAATTTCCAGCGTGTCCAGATTGCGCAGCACGTCCAGCACTTCGGAACGCACCTTGGCGGGTGTACGGGCCGAGAGCTTTTCACGCGGGAAGCGCAAATCCACCCGTTCCTTCACGGCCTTGCAGGTGTAATCCAGCGTGCGGATGGTGGTCATATCCAACAGGCTGATGTCCGTAGCGCCCACGGTATTGCGGGTGTAGGTGCTGACGGCCCGGACAATCTGCACAACTTCGCCCGCGCCCACTTCCAGCGGGGTCGCACCGTTTTTCAGCATCACTTCCTGCTCTTTTCTGCCCAAGCGGTCAGCCACGGCAGGCGCGGCAATACCGGACAGTTCCAGCGTGTTGAGTGGCCGGGCCGGGTCTTCCTCGCTGGCGGCTACCGCCGCATAGGCGGCGGCAAGCTCTTCCGGCAGGCTGGCCGTGCCGGGCAGGCAAGCCAAAGAGATACGCCCGCTGTTGAGCTGCCCGGCCAGCGTGGTGGCCGTGGCCAGACTGTTGGGGGTGGCTGTCCAGCCCGTGGCGCGGCGCTGCTCCAGCGGACCGGAGATGGCCTCCAGATGTTCCCGCAGGGCCGTGAGTTGCTCCGCCGCCGCCCACGGCACGCAATAAATTGTGTAGTTGGAGGCGTAGACGGCGGCCAGCGCATCGTCAATATCCGGGTCTTGCTGGCCGCCCGTCATAGCGACGTTGCTTGCCGTCTAGCCCACCGCCGTATTGGCCAGGGCCAGTGTGATGCCGTTGCCCAGCGGCCCCTTGTTTTTC